CCGATCGACACCACCGTCTTGCTCGACATCATCAAGCAGAACGCCAACGGCCTGCTCGCCGCGCAATCGGTCAAGATCGACCTCAAGCTCGACACCACCGACGACGAAGCCCTTGGCCTGGTGCGCGCCGCTGCGCTGTCGCAAGCCTACCTGGTCTTCCGCATCACGCTATCCGACGGTGCTCAGCGCATCTTCCGTGGCCAGCCCTCGCTGCCCGGCGAAAACGTCGGCCAGGGCGCCCTCGGCACCGGCTCCTTCGACGTCACCGTCAAGGGTTCCGTCCTCTTCCTGCCCGCTGTCGCCTGATGAGCCCGGAACAACTGATCGCCGCCGCCCTCGCCGGGCGTGCGGAATGGTTCCCGCTCGAAGCCGGCAAGCGCGTCCGCGTGCGCCGGCCGTCCGAATACGACACCCGCCAGCTCTTCGTGCGCGACGACGGCGGCAAGGTCACCAGCATCAAGGCCGACCTGCCGGAAGTGAAGAAGCATGTCGTCGACTGGGATGGCTTCACCGAAGCCGACTTCACCCCGGCCGGCAGCAGCGACGCCGTGCCGTTCAACGCCGAGTTGTGGGCGATCTGGATCGAGGACCGCCGCGAACCGCTCTACGCCGTGGCCAACAAGATCATCGGCCTGATCCTGGCGCACGAAGAAGCGAAGGTCGCCACCGCAAAAAACTGACCGCCCACCTCGATGCCGCCGCCGGCGTCGAGTATGACGGCGAAACCCTCCCGGCCCTCAGCGATGCCGAGCACCTTGCCTTCAAGGTCGCCAGCCTGCTGAAGACCGGCACCGGCGGCCTCAACTGGGCCGGCCTGCCGCTGATCGCCGGCTGGCTCGGCTGCACCGACCCCGACGGCCTGCTCGAGCGGCTCGCCGTCATCGCCCTTTACCAGAAACCCAAGGAAACCTGAGATGGCCATTGCCAAGCTATCGATCGATCTCGAAACCCGCATGGCGAGTTTCGAGAAAGACATGAAGACGATGGCCAGCTTCTCCGAAGGCGCGGCCAGGCGCATGGAAGGCGCCTTCAAGGGCGTCGGCCTTGTCCTCACCGGGCTCGCCGGCGCGCTCTCCGTCGGCGCGCTCAAGGGCGTGTTCGACAACTACGTCGAAGGCGCCGCCAAGCTCGACGACTTCGGCGAAATCGTCGGCAGCACCACCGAGAAAGTCTCCGGTCTGGTCGCCGTCGCCAAGGTCAGTGGCACCGACGTCGACCAGTTGCAGGGCGCCATGGTCAAGCTGGCCAAGTCGACGGCGATGGTCGGCGACGAAGCTAGCGACTCCGGCGCCGCCTTCAAGGCGCTGCGCCTCGATCCCGCCGAGATGCGCCTGCTCGATACCTCCGACCAGCTCAAGCTGCTCGCCGACCGCCTCGCCGAATATGAAGACGGCGCCGGCAAGACCGCCATCGCCACCCAATTGCTCGGCAAGTCCGGCGCGCAACTGCTGCCCTACCTGAAAGACCTCGCCGCCAGCGGCGATCTGGTCGTCAAGGTCACCAGCGAACAGGCCGCCACCGCCGAAGAATACGAAAAGAACCTCAAGCGCCTGGCGCTCGCCCAATCCGCTGTCGCCAAGACGATCAGCGCCGAAGTGCTGCCGGTGGCCAATACCTTCGTCAAGACGATGATCGACATGATCAACGGCACTGACGGCGTGCGCGGTGCCGCCAAGGATCTGGCCGCCGACGGCAGCATCCAGTCGTGGGCCGAAGGAGCGGCGCGCGCGGCGGCCTTCGTCATCGATGCCTTCGATGGTGTCGTGCGCATGACGCAGATCGTCGGCAAGGGCATCGGTGCCGCTGCCGCCCAGGTCGCCGCCGTCGCGACCGGCGACTTCAAGGGCGCCCTGGCCATCGGCAAGGAATACTACGTCGATGCCGACGCCATCCTCTCCCGCAAGCTCTTCTCCACCGCCCTCGACGAAAACATCGCCAAGCTGAAAAGCACCGGCGCTGCTGCGGTCGACGTCAAGAAGAAGCTCAATTTCACCGGCGGCGCGGCATCCGCCAAGGTCGGCGGCAAAGGCAAGGCCGCCCGCGAATCCGGCGCCGGCTTCACCGACTACGACCAGCAACTGACGCAGAAGATCGCCTCGGCCATCGAGAAGACCGACATCGTCAAGGCCGCCGAGCTGGTCCGCCAGCTTGAAAAACTCGACCAGCTCGCCGCTGCCGGCCTCGACCCAGCCATCGTCGCCGCCGTGCGCGACGACCTCAGCGGCGCCGCCAAGGCCGCCGCCGACGAACTGGCCCGCCTCAACAAGCTGCTCGACGAAACCCCGACCGCAAAGCTCGAAGCTGTGCGCGACGACATGCAGTTCATGACCGCCGCCCTCGAAAAAGGCCGCATCAGCGAAGAGCAATACCTCGAAGCTGTCGTCACCCGTCTCGACAAGACATCGGAGAAGACCAAGGAAATCACCGACGAAATGGACGAATTCGCCAAATCCGCCGCCAAAAACATCCAGGACACTTTGGCCGACTTCCTGTTCGACCCGTTCAGCGACGGTCTCGATGGCATGGCGCAGAAGTTCGGCCAAACCATCCAGCGCATGATCGCCGACGCCGCAGCCGCGCAACTGGCCCGCTCCCTGTTCGGCGACATGGGCAAGACCGGCGAAGTCGGGGGCTGGGTCGGCTCAGCGTTCGGCGTGCTGAAAGACATCCTCCCAAGTTTCGACGTCGGCACCGACTACGTGCCACGCGACATGGTTGCGCAGATCCACAAGGGCGAGCGCATCGTCCCGGCGGCGCAGAACAAGCCGGGCAGCCAGGGCGGCAGCCAGGCGCTGCAGCTCGTCCAGAACTTCTACGGCGCCGCCGAGCCGGCACAGGTCAAGCGCGCCGCCGCTTCCGGCATGCGCTCGATGGCGAGCGCCGTGAATGGTTCGCGGAGGTATGCCTGATGGCCGACTTTCTGGAGGAGCGACTGTCCGAACTCGTTCGTTACGGCGCGACCTGGACGGAAAAATTCTCCGTCGATACGGTGACCGTTGCCGGCGGAAACGAGTACCGCTCGCTGATTCACCCGTACCCGAAGCGCGAATTCGATGCGAGCTACATGCTCGACCGCGAAGACTTGTGGACCGAGGTGGTGAATGTCTACATGCGGGCGCACGGCACGTACGCCGGGTTCCGCGTCCGGTGCTTCGACGAGTGGTCGACAAACGGCCCGCGCGGCGTGCCGACGCATCTCGACCAGACGCTGATCCGCGTCGGCGCCGGCATCTATCAGTTGTGCAAGCGCTATGGCCTCGACAAGGCGGCCGGCACGACCGGGTACCCGACCCGCCTGATCAAGAAGCCGGTTGCCGGCACGGCGAAAATCGGCGTCGACGGCGTGCTGACGACGAGCGGAGTGACGGTTGCGACGACCACCGGGCTGGTGACGATCGCGCCCGACCCTGGCGCCGGCGCCGTCGTCAGCGGCGGCTGTGAATTCGACTTCCCCGTCCGGTTCGCGACCGAATTGCCGGTCGGCATGGACTACCCGGGATGGCGTCCAGTCGATTCGCTGAAGCTGATCGAGCTGCTCAACCCATGAAAGCGACCGTTGCGCCCTACCAGACCGCCGCCACCTGCGTGCGGATCGAATGCCTCAACGGCACCACCGTCCGCCTGACCTCGTACCCGTTCGACCTGACCATGAGCAACGCTACGGTGTACAAGACCGACTACGGATACGAGCCGACCGCCTATGGCGCATCGTCTTCCATGTCGCCGCCGGCCATGGATCTCGAAGGTATCTGCGCCGTCGGCGGCGTGACCCGCGATGCGCTGGCCTCCGGCGTCTTCGACAACGCCCGCGTCTTCATTTTCAAGTGCAACTTCCTGGCGCCGGTCGAAGATTACGAGGAAATCGGCGCCGGCTTCTTCGGCAAGACGACGCTACAGGACGATCATTACCGGATCGAAGGCATGGGGCTGGTCGACGTCCTCGGGCAATCCTTCGGCAAGTTGTTCACCGCCTCGTGCCAGCATACGCCGTGGGATTCAGGCTGCGGCATCAGCGCCGCCTCAGTCACCGTCACCGGCACGCTGACCGCCGTCACCAGCGGTTATGTCTTCCGCGATGCGTCACGCGCCGAAGCCGCCGACTGGTTCGCCGCCGGCACCATTCAATTTACATCTGGCGCCAATGCCGGCCTGGCGCCGCTGGAAATCAAATCCTACGCCGCCGACGGCACGATCACCCTGCACGAATCGCAGTATTACCCGCCGCAGATCGGCGATGCCTATTCAATGGTCAAGGGATGCCGCCGGCGCCGAGCCGACTGCAAGGCCAATAGCAACATCATCAACTTCTTCGGCTTTCCCGACATGCCGCAATCCGGCGATTACATCCGCGTGGGGGCTGCATGAGCCGCGCCGTCGAAATCGCCCGCGCCCAGATCGGAACGCCATTCCGCCATCAGGGCCGAACGCCAGGATGGGCGCTCGATTGCGCTGGGCTGGTGGTGCATGTCGCCGCTGAACTCGGCCTTGA